TGAACATCAACATATTCGCCTATTGGTTTTTTTTTAAATATTTTTACATTTTTATAACCTTCATAATGTAATTGTTCTTTTAAAATAGTAGCACTTGATTCGGGATTTTCACTTAATACATCAAAATCCGGAAAATTAGAAACTTGTTTTCTTTCTTTTTGTGGCATGTATTTACTATATAAGGTTGATGCGTAGCCTCCAAAAAAAACTAAACCTTGATTAATAAATGAATTTTTAGTTATTTCATATATATTGTTTTGGTCTTCTTGTTTTCCTTCATATTTTCTTTGAAAATCTTGCTTATCACAAGATTCGCCTTTAAGTGGATAATTTTTATTTAATAATATAATGCGTTTTAATATTTTTTCCCATCTAGATACATCTCCCATAGGACGAGATAATTCAACATACATTGCCATACGTAGAAAATTAGGTGGACAATAATTAATTCCATTAATTTTTATTGCTTTTTTAGAAATATTTTGAAACAATTTATAATCTAATAAAGTAATATCGGCAATCGGTACAAAATTAACAAATACTTTATATGTCCCACTATGAACCCCTGATTTTGCTTCTACTTCTTCATAACCTGCTTTATAATATATATTTGCTAAATCTCGTGCATATTCCATAGCATAAGGAGAAAAAAAATCATAATCAGGTATTTCAATGTTTTTATTATAAAATCTGTATTGTTCTGGTAGAATATTATTAACTGCAGTTCCACCATAACATAAAATTTTATGCGTTCGCAAAAAAGTTTCTAAAATTTCAATAACATTTTTAATAGTATCTGATTGCACTAATTTGGTACCAATAATATATGTAGCATTATCTATAGCATTTCTCAATATTTTTAATTCTTTTTCTTCATATGATTCTTTCATACTAAAATATATATTATAATTATATAATATATAATATAAAAATATTATATAATAGTTATCAATATTTATCTTCTACTAAATTGACTATTTAATCTTCCTGTTATATCTTGTGATGAATAATTATTTAAACTTACGCTAGAAGTAATTTCAAGACTGTCAGGAATAACATTTAATAATCTTGCTTCTTTCATTTTAAAAGAAAAATTTGCAGCAAGAGTAAATTCATTATTGTATCCAGTTAAATTGCTATCTAAATTTTGATGCTTCATACAAATTGCTTGGCACCCATTTACAAAACAAATAACAGAATCATAATTTTTGATTGAATTATCTAAATTTGGCAATACTATTGTAAATTTTTTTTTAGTATCTTCAATAAATTGTGCATTGCCATTTTTAATAGTTATTTCATTATATCTATATGTATTACAATATAAACTTTTACCTTTTAAGTTAATATAATTTTTCAATTTTATTAATTTAGGATTTATAATAATATTAGGTTCAGGATTAAAATCACATATAATAATAACTTTTCTATATAATTCTGTCATTTTGACACTTAATACAGAAGCATCTTTATATCCTTGCAATAATGTGAAATTTGAATTAATACTTCTATCTAAATATTCTTCAAATAAATCACCCATCTTTTCTAACATAGTTAAATTTGTACTCATTACTCTAAAATTTAATATTAATGGGTCATTAGAGCAAAGTGTTTTTTCACCATCAAAAGCATTTTCTATTATTGTATTTAATACTTCGCTTAATAATAAAGCATTATATGTTTCTTTAATATAATTACTATTTGCTGTAGATGAAGCAATAATAGGATCATTATTATATGAATAAATCTCAAAATCTAGAAACCTGCACCCATTACCAATACATTTTTCTAAAGCACATATAGCAACAAAATTATTTTTATATCCATCTCCACAACAACAATTATATGCACTTTTAACATTATAATTAATTAATGTATTATTTGAATTATCAAAAATACTTGAAGCACTTGATTTCATATTATTGCCATTATTAAAAAAAGACTGATTTGTTAGTTTTGGATAATATATTTCTAATTTAGTGCATGATTTTTCTTTTAATCCTAATCTATCAAAAATCCATCCAACTAAAACTAATAATAATAAAATAATAACTCCTAGTGTTATAATTAAATTTTCTGATTTATTTAACTTATCAATAAATGTAGGTTTAGTTGATGACATACTAATAATAATTATAATTAGTATATATTTTAATTACTATAAAAAAAATTAAAATATATTATGACATAAATAAAAATTATAATGTTATATTAATTAATATTAATGGCAGGTGGATTATTAAATTTAATAGCACTAGGAAATCAAAATATTATTTTGACTGGTAATCCAACTAAAAGTTTTTTTAAATCAACATATTCTAAATATACAAATTTTGGATTACAAAAATTTAGAATTGATCAAGTAGGACAAACTGAATTAGATGTTACAAAAATTTCCAAATTTAGTTTTAAAATTTTACGCTATGGAGATTTACTAATGGATATGTATTTAGTAGTAAAATTACCAAGAATATGGAGTCCAGTTTTAAAATATGACAATGAATATAGACCCTATGAGTTTAAATGGATTAAAAATATTGGTTGCCAAATAATTAAAGAAGTCAATATAACAATTGATGGTACAACAATACAAAAATTTAGTGGTCATTATTTACAAAATATTGTAGAGCGGGATTATGATGCACATAAAAAAGCATTATTTGATAAAATGACAGGAAATATTAGTGAACTAAACGATCCTGCAAATTATAATAATAGAAACAATAATTATCCAAGTGCGTTTAATAGTATTGGTGTTAGTCCTGACATAAGTGGCATTGAACCATCAATACGTGATTATAATTTATATATACCAATTAATAGTTGGTTTTCTATGTCATCATTAATGGCACTACCATTAATATGTTTACAATATAGTGAATTAGTTATTGATTTTACATTAAGACCTATTATTGAATTATACACAATAAAAGATGTGTTATATGATAATTCTATAAATCCTATACCCTATAACAATTTTCCACAAATTCAAGCAAATCAAAATAATTTTGTTTATCAATTTAAAAGATTTATACATCCTCCACCAGTTATAGATTTAAATCGTAATATTGATAATTATGCAATTTATAACACAATTATAAATACTAATATTCATTTAATATGTACACAATGTTTTTTGGAAGAAGCTGAGCGAAAACATTTTGCTAAAAATAGTCAGAGTTATTTAATACGAGAAATTAATGAATATAATTTTGAAAAAGCTATAAAGTCTAATAAAATAAAAATAGAGTCAAAAGGTTTAATAAGTAGTTGGATGTGGTATTTTCAAAGAAGTGATGTTGCTTCTAGGAATGAATGGTCTAATTATACTAATTGGTTATACGAGGATAAAATCCCGAATGATTTAACAAAACTTCAAATTAATAATACATATAAATATTATACTCCACATTTTACTTACAATAGTGGTGATATTTCAAGAAATATTTATATAACAGGATATAATCCAGATATATATTCTCAAACTAATCAATGTGAAATAATGAAAAATTTTGCTATAATTTGTGATGGTAAATATAGAGAGCAAGATTTTGACAGTAATATTTTTAGTAAACTAGAAAAATTTAATAAATCTAATGGAGCATGTTCAAAAACCGGATTATATTGTTATAATTTTTCACTGACTACAGATCCATTTAAATTACAACCTAACGGAGCATTTAATACCAATTTATTTAAAACAATTGAGTTTGAGTATAATAATTATAGTAATCCTCCCATAGATTCAGTAGCGTCTAACTTTTCAACTATATGTGACGAAGCAGGTGTTATTATTGGTGTAACAAAAGACCCTACTAGTATTTATAAATATAATTATAATTTACATGTTATAGAAGAAAAATATAATATATTATTGTTTCAAAACGGTTTTGGAGGATTAGTATATGCTAAATAATAAAAAAAAAATATAAAAACTATTAAACTATTAAAAATATTAAACTATTAAAAATATTAAACTATTAAAAATATTAAACTATTAAAAATATAAAAATATTAAAATAATTTAATTTTTCTTACTCTACGCGTTCCATATTTGTATTTTAATTTTGCTTTTTTTGCCAACTTTAATGCCTTAGATGATTTACTGCATCCATCTTCTAATATTTTATAATCTATTGCTGATGCTTTGCCACCGCTAATAGAACTTGCTAAACGTGCTAATCCCCAACTATGACTTGATTGGTTCGGTCTTGAACCAGATGAATAATAAGCACCTTGTCCTTTATTTACAATTTTGCGTAATGAATTTATGGAACACCCTGTTTTTTTTGAGAGATTAGAATTAATTACTAATTTATCAATATTATATAATTTTTTAACATTTAATATATGTTGTGAAGGTTTGGATTTATATGAAGATATCTTTTTTCGTGTATAATAATTATTTTTTTTATAAGCTTTGCGTGATTTTTTTAATTCCTTTACTAATGTTTTTTTATCTTTTTTAGTTATATGTTTTGGTAAATATTTAATAGGTACATTCATAGTATTATAGTATTATAATACTATAATATTATATATATTTATCTAATTATGAGAAATCATTTTCTTTTTGCTGTTTGTGCGTTTGCTTTTATATTTTTTTGACTGCTTTTGTCTAGTTCCACCGGCAAAATTGCCCAAACCTTCGGTATCAATTCTTGATGCATCTTGTTCAATTCTTGATGCATCTTGTTCAAGTCCTGTTTCACTGTCTGCTTGACTTGATATTCCATTTGATGTTGCTTGTGCACTATTTCTTAACTGTTGTATTTGTTCTGTATACTTTATTGATTCTTCCTTTATTTCGTCATTAACTTTTTTTCTTTCATCCAGAGACAATAAATTACTATCAATAATATATCTAGATGTAATTGACGCAAAGTTTCCAGTCATAATAATGTAGTCTCTTAATAATTCATTATATTTTGTAATAGCAGTATTAAAGTATGCCATAGTGTAATTATAACCACTATAATCTGCAGCAACTTTACTGAGTCTATTCAAACGTGGTGTTGTTGCATTCCAATCTTTAGGTATATTGAAATTTAATTCATTAATTATTCTTTTTAATTCAAATAAAAAATCTAAATATATATTTGCTTCCTGCTTTACTCCATTATCTGAGATATTATGAATTAACTTTTCTCTTACGTCTTCACTAAAGTCTTTTTTTTCTTCTGGTGCTTCATTTTCTTTATTTTCTTCA